TTACCTTGGGATTTAGAATCAAATATGTCCGTATGTATATTAAGACATGAATGGCATCGTGTTATTAAAGGAACAGAAACATTAAAATTAAAAATATATAAATCATGAATTATATCTTAACAGAAGAAACATTATTACTTCAAAAAAGAGCAGGCATTATTACCGAAAGTCAATACAAAGAAAAATTAGCTGAAATTGATATTAATCTAGATGATAAAGAACAATCAGTAGTTGATGATGTAAAAGACGAAATGTCATCTATATTAAAAACTATGGATGCTGAATTAGCTAAAGCATCATCATCCACTAATGAAGGTTTAATAACTGTAGCTAGTATTGCTATTGCATTACCTGCTATTATGGGATTGATTGCTAAATTTGGTAAATCAGCAGGTGCAATGGTTAATAAAATGTTAGGTAAAAAACCTAATGATGAGGAAGCTTATCAACAATGGATGACTAAATTAGGTCATATTGCTGATGAATTACACCATTTGTATATGGCACCTCTTTTAGCAGTTACTAAAAAGTTTGTAAAAGATGAAGAAATGGCTAAAAAAATAGCTAATGGTGTATTCCATGCTATTGTAGCTACATTCTTAATAGCATCAGGAGCAACAGCAGTAAAAGCTTTACAATCTAAAAACTTATCTTTAGCAACTTTAGAAAGTGCTTTAAGTGCAGTTAAAGGTGGAGAATTAAAAGACTTCTTTACAGGATTATTTAAAGCTTAATTTATAGACGGATTCATAGCCCGTCGACAAAACTTTTAAAAAAATGACAGCTGTGGCGTCACCAAATTTGGAGACGTCACTTTTTTTTATTATATTAACGTGTTAAACATATGAGCAAGAAAATCGTAATTGTAGGATCAGGAGTAGCAGGTGTAAATGCTGCAACTAAATTAGTAGACAATGGTTACGATGGTAAATTAATTACCATCATTGACATGGGTAAAGACCCTTATAACAGAAAACCAGAGGAAGTAATGACAGGTTTCCTTGGTGCTGGAGGTTGGTCTGATGGCAAATTAACATATCATACAGCAATTGGAGGACAGTTGTCTAAATATACTGGTGAAGAAAAAGCCATGAAATTGATGGATGAGGTTATTAATAACTTTAAACGTTTCCATCCCAAACCTGAAGAAGTACAATGTTCAAATCCAGTTGAAGAACCAGAATTTATTAAACCATATTTTGGTTTACGATTATTTCCAGTATGGCACGTAGGTACAGATTATCTATCTGAAATTGCTAAAAATTGGTACGATTATTTAGTGTCTAAAGGTGTACAATTTAAATGGGAAACTAAAGTAGAAGAAATTGATTTTGGAAAACAAAAAGTTTATTTTGGGGATAAAAAATTTACTTTTACTTACGATGAACTTATATTCGCAGTAGGTAAATCAGGTATCGATTTTGCTCAACAACTTCAAGATAGCTACAAATTAGAAACAGAACCCAAATCAGTACAAATTGGTGTTCGGTTTGAGGCACCACAAAAACACTTTCAAAAACTTATTGATATTAGTTATGATTTTAAGTTGTATCGTAAGTTTGAAGATAAAGGTGTTTCATTACGTTCATTCTGTACAAACAATAATGCCGCTTATGTTGCTGTAGAGGAAACTTATGGAGATCATAGTTACAATGGTCATGCTAAAAAAGATGAGCGTTATCGAAATGATATGACTAACTTTGGTATCTTGATGGAAATTAATGGTATCGAAAATCCATTTGAGTGGTCTCGTAAAGTAGTAAATGAATTACAGTTTGCTGGAACTGGATTGTATTATAGTCCATCTCGTAAACCATCAACCACATCAGAAGGTGAAAAAGTTAGCTCAATCCAAATTGATAATTTAAGTATTGTAAAACAGGGAATGGGTGAATATTGGGATTATATTGAAGATTTTATTGAGGATATGAAAAAAGTATTTCCAACACTACAAGATGATTGGGGTGTTTATATTCCTGAAGTAAAATATTTGTCTCCTGAACCCTTGGTTTATGATAGTGATTTGGCTTTGATTGATTACCCAAATGTTCACTTTGTAGGTGATGCTTTATCAGCTAGAGGAATTACGGTTTCAGGTGCTCAAGGTATTTTATCTGTTGAAAAATTTATAAGTAAAGAATGTCCTTGGGATAATATTCAAGGGGATATTATTAATTGGAGATAAATTTGGAAAATCAAATAATTTTTATTATATTTCAACTATGAATACTAAATATCAACCAAGTAAAAAACTAACTAAAGCAGATGGTACTATTGCCTATGTTTGGGAAGGTAAACTTCACAATTGGGAAGGTCCTGCTTTAATTCCTGAAGGTGAAGAACGTAAACGTGAATATTATATTCATGGAATTAAATATACTGAAGACGGATGGAAAGAAGCAAGACGTAATCGTGAAGGTCTTCCATGGTATAAGACAGCTATGGGTCAAGCAGGTCAAAATAGAAACTAATATGAAAATAGGTTTATGTGGAACAATGAGTGTAGGTAAAACTACATTGGTAAATGCTTTAATGAATTTACCTGAGTTTGAAGGGTATAATTTTGCTACTGAGCGTTCTAAGTATTTGCGTGATTTAGGTATTCCACTGAATACTGATTCAACATTAAAAGGTCAATTTGTATTTTTAGCAGAACGTTGTGCTGAGTTAATGAATGAAAATATTATTACAGACCGTACTATAATTGATGTTATGGCATTTACTAAAGCAGCTAATTCAATTGATTATTATGATGCTGAAGCCTTTTGTGATGCTGCTAGTAAATTAGTAAGTGAATATGATTATATTTTTTATGTTTCTCCTGAAGGTGTTGAAATGGAAGATAATGGAGTTAGAACTACGGATTTAAAATATAGAGAAACTATTGATAGTATAATTAAATTGTTACTTTATAGAAGTAATCATAAAATTAAAAACTATCACACATTATCAGGTACTACAGAAGAACGTATTGCGCAAATGAAACAAGCGCTTTCTTTGTAATATTTATAATCATGAAATTGTCTGAATTAAAAAAAGAAATTAAAGAATATATTGTAGAAATTCTATCTGAAGAAGATATGAACGAAGGTACTTATGTAGGTGCTGGAGCAGTTGCAGATATTCAAAAAGATCCCTTATTTTCTAAAGTAAAAGATAAAGCAACAGCTATTAGTACCTTAAAATCAGGTGAAAGCGTTACTTTGGAAGAAGAAGATGAAGATAGAGAACCTACTAAAGCTGAATTAGAAAAAGAAAAAGTAAAAACTGTTTCTAAATTTAAAATTCCTAACGACCAATTCGAAGATTTTAAATCTAAACTTAAAACTTTAGTTACTAAAGTAAAAGGTATGGAAAAAGGAGTTGAAAAAGATAAGAAAATGGCTGCCTTGAAACAATTTATCAAAAAACCAGAGTTAGTTAAAGCGTTTAAAGAAAGAGACGTTAAAATTGATACTGGTGATTTGATTGGATAATATGAAAAAATTTTTTATACAATTAGTTTTAGTGTGTTTAGTAGGTATAATAATCTATGGGTTATTTACTTACAAACAAGGTTACTCATCAGACAAAGACAAACAATACCAAAAAACTATAGATTCTTTAACTATTGAAATTAGTAAAAAAGATACAATAATTTCAACTTTAGATTCTACTAGAAAAGTTTTAGATTCATTAATTGCCATAGATAAAGCTAAATTAGCAGGTATTGCTAAAAAAGCACAACAATATAAAGATCAATATGAAAAAGAACGCGATCGCCTTAATAATATGTCTGATGATGATATCATCAGCACTTTCACAACAGCGTTTAAGTGATTCAACAGTAATAGTACCTATTAAATCCTTAAAAAATGCTTTGTTGGTTAAAGCCGATAGAGATAATCTTAAAAAAGAGTTAGTAGTTGCTCGTGATTCTATCTCTATCATGAATACAGTTATCCTTAGACAGGATAGTGCCTTATTTATTTGTGATACTACAAGAATAGTTTTAGAAGGCAAAATAGAAGATCAAAAAGGTGTTATTAAAGCTAAAGATGGACAGATTGAAGAAAGAAATAAAAAAATATCTGATCTGGAATCTAAAGTTAGAGGTACTATAGCTGCTTTTTTTGTAACTACCATTGGTCTTATTATAGCCCTTTTATGAGTCAAGATTTAAAACAAATAATAAGAGAAGAATACTTAAAGTGTGCCCAAGATCCGGCTCACTTTATGAAAAAATACTGCAATATCCAGCATCCACAACGTGGACGAGTAATATTTAATTTATATCCTTTCCAAGAAAAAACATTACGTTTATTTAGAGATAATCCATATTCAATTGTACTTAAATCTCGTCAGTTAGGTATATCAACACTAGCGGCTGGTTATTCTTTATGGTTAATGTTATTCCATAAAGATAAAAACGTACTTTGTATTGCAACCAAGCAGGAAACAGCTAAAAACATGGTAACGAAAGTTAAATTCATGTTTGATAACTTACCCTCATGGCTTAAAATACCAGCAGACGAACACAACAAATTAACACTACGATTAAATAACGGATCACAAATTAAAGCAACTTCAGCATCAAGTGATGCGGGTCGATCAGAAGCCGTTTCTTTATTGATTATAGATGAGGCAGCTTTTATTGAAAGTATTGGTGAGATTTGGGCCTCAGCTCAACAAACTTTGGCTACAGGTGGTGGTGCTATTGTACTATCAACACCTTATGGTACAGGTAACTGGTTCCATAAAACTTGGGTTTCAGCAGAAAATGCTGAAAACGATTTTTTACCTATTAAATTACCTTGGTATGTTCACCCTGAGCGAGATGAAAACTGGAGAAAACGACAAGATGAATTGTTAGGTGATCCTAGATTAGCAGCTCAAGAATGTGATTGTGATTTTAGTACATCTGGAGACGTAGTATTTCATTCAGAATGGATTGATTTCATAAACCAAACAACAATAAAAGATCCTCTCGAAAGGAGAGGCGCTGACCAAAACTTTTGGGTATGGGAACCAGCAGACTATACAAGAGATTATATGGTAGTAGCTGACGTAGCTAGAGGTGATGGTAAAGATTTTTCAACTTGTCATGTTATTGATATTGCTACCAATACACAAGTTGCAGAATATAGAGGACAATTACCTACTAAAGAATTTGGATATTTTCTAGTAGGTGTTGCCACAGAATATAATCAAGCATTATTAGTAATTGAAAACGCCTCTATTGGATGGGCTACTATTGATGCTGTAATTGAAAGAGGTTATCGTAATTTATATCAATCACCTAAATCAGACCAACTCACAGCAGAGTCGTATTTAAAGACATATGAAGGTTCATCCGATATGACCCCTGGTTTTACAATGTCAATGCGTACTAGACCGTTAATTGTGAATAAATTCCGTGAATTTGTTGGTGATCGTTCCGTAACAATTCGTTCAAGACGATTACTTGAAGAAATGAAAGTGTTTGTGTGGAAAAACGGTAGACCAGAAGCACAAATTGGTTATAATGATGACTTAGTAATGCCATTTGGTATTGCTATGTTTTTAAGAGATACATCTTTAAAATTTAGACAACAATCTCACGATATGACTCGCGCTGCCCTAGGCAATATGAGTAAAACTTCGTATATTGGCGCTTATAATCCAAACCAAGTAAAAAATCCATATTCTATTAAGACAGATCATGGAATGGAAGATATTAGTTGGATATTGTAATATTTATAAGATATAATAAAACATAAAAATGGCAGATAAAAGCTTATTCACCCGACTACAACGACTGTTTTCAACAGACGTTATCATTAGAAATCAGGGTGGCAACGAATTAAAAGTAATGGATGTTGATTCAATCCAACGTTCAGGAGATATAGCAACTAATTCTTTAGTAGATAGATACAATCGTTTATATTCACCAGCAGCATCTTCATTATTAGGAGCTCAATTAAATGTAAACTGGCAGTACTTACGTACTATGGTTTACTCAGACTATGACAATATGGATTATGATGCTATTGTTGCCTCTGCTCTTGATATTGTTGCTGATGAATCTACCTTGAAAAATGATATGGGAGAAGTACTTCATATCAAATCAAGTGATGATGATATTCAACAAATACTTTATAATTTGTTTTATGATGTATTAAATATTGAATTCAACTTATGGTCTTGGATTCGCCAAATGTGTAAATATGGTGACTTTTTCCTTAAGATGGAAATTGCTGAAAAATATGGTGTTTATAATGTAATCCCATACACTGCTTATCATATTGAAAGACAAGAAAATTACGATAAAGAACATCCAAATGCTGTAAGATTTAGATATTCACCAGAAGGTATTTATGCTGGTGGTTCTGGTTATTATGGTACTCCTACTATTGGACAATATGACGGAAACCAACCAGGTATTTTCTTTGACAATTATGAAATGGCTCACTTTAGATTGTTAACAGATGTTAACTATTTACCTTATGGCCGTTCATATTTAGAACCAGCTCGTCGTATCTTTAAACAATATGTTTTGATGGAAGACGCTATGTTAATTCATAGAATTTCACGTTCTCCTGATCGTCGTATATTCTACATTAACGTTGGTTCTATTCCTCCAAACGAGGTAGAAAACTTCATGCAGAAAACTATTTCTACTATGAAACGTACTCCGTTAATGGATAACCAAACAGGTGAGTATAATTTAAAGTATAACATGCAAAACTTATTGGAAGATTTTTATATTCCAATGAGAGGTAATGATACTACTACTAAAATTGAAACCACTCCTGGTTTACAGTATGATGGTATTCAAGACGTTACTTATTTACGTGATAAATTGTTTGCTGCTCTTAAAGTACCCAAAGCATTTATGGGTTATGAAAAAGACTTAACAGGTAAAGCAACATTAGCAGCAGAAGATATTAGATTTGCTCGTACTATTGATCGTATCCAGCGTATTACATTATCTGAATTATATAAAATTGCTTTAGTACATTTATATTCACAGGGTTACACAGGTGAACAATTAACTAACTTTGAGTTAGATTTAACTACACCTTCTATTATATACGATCAGGAAAAAATTGCATTGTTAACTCAAAAGGTTGATTTGGCTCAAAAGATTATGGAAGCTAAATTGTTACCTACTGATTGGATTTATGATAACGTATTCCACTTTAGCCAAGATGAGTATGATGAATATAGAGACTTGTTAGCCGAAGACCAAAAACGTGCTTTCCGTTATAATCAAATTGCTGAGGAAGGTAACGACCCTAAAGTATCAGGTAAATCATATGGTACACCACACGATTTAGCTTCACTTTATGGTAAAGGAAGAATGTATTCTGAACCTGAAAACGTTCCTGTAGGATACGGTGATGATTTAGAGTTAGGACGTCCTGAAGAAAAATCAACTACTCGTAATACACAAGATGATAATTTTGGTAAAGATAGATTAGGTGCTAAAGGAATGAAAAAAGATGATAACGAATCTGATTCAATCCGTCCTCAATATAAAGGTGGTTCTCCATTAGCTTTAGAGGCAAAACAAGTGTATCTTAAGAACAAAACGTTGATTGAAAGTTTAGGTAAAAGAATAACTGCTGAAACTTCAACATTAGGAGATTCATTGTTAGATGAAAGTAAGTTAAAGGAATAAGAATCTTTATATATTTATAACAAAACCTTTGGGAATGAACATTAAACATTCTAAGTATAAAAATACGGGAATCCTGTTTGAATTGTTGGTAAGACAAATAACGGCGGACACATTATCGGGTAAAGACTCGAAAGCGACTAATATATTAAAAAAATATTTTGTTAAAACTGAGTTAGGTAGAGAGTATAAATTATACGAAACTATTACTAAACATAAAAATTTAACAGAAGGCAAAGCAGAGGTTGTAATTAATTCAGTTATTGAATCTTCTAAAAATTTAAATAGAGGAGCATTAAAAAGACAAAAGTATAATTTAATACAAGAAATTTCTAAGCATTATAACTTAGAGGAATTCTTTAAAACTAAATTACCCAATTATAAGTCATATGCTGCATTATATACGTTAGTAGAAATATATAATAGCGATATGTTGTCTAACCCTGACCAAATTATTTCTAATAAAATTGCTATTTTAGAAAATTTAACTACAAAAGCAATTAATAAGAAAAAAGTTGAGGATGATTTATTAACTGAATTCCAATCATATGATAAAGATTTACGTATTTTAACTTATAGAGTATTGTTAGAGAAATTTAATGGTAAATATGCTTCATTAAATGATAATCAAAAAACAGTATTGAAAGAATTTATCAATTCAGTTGATTCAACTCCAAAATTAAGAGAATTTTACAATACTAAAATTACAGAAATTAAAACTACTTTAACTAAACAAGTTAAAAAAGTAACTGATAAAGCTATTCAAATTAAATTGAATGAAGTTAACAATATGTTAACTCCTTTAGGCAAAACAGCTAATGTAGGTAACGATGATTTAGTTAATTTATTACAATATTACGAATTATTAGAAGAACTTACTAAAGTAAATGGGTAAATTTAAGTATAAAATAGCGGAGGTAAAAGAAATCCTTAATGCTACAGAAGTAGATCCTACGTTGATTCAACGTATTGAGAAAACTTATGGTCCTGTAGATATGAAAAATGACTTTTTTTCTGCTGATTTAAAAACTTATTTTAAAACAAAAAGTGTAGACCCTGAAACAGGTTCTGTTGATAGCCAAGTTATTAAATTAGCTAGCTTTACAGATTCATTAGAAAAATTATATAATGCTACTACTGCTTTATCAGACCTAGTTAAATCCCCAGGTGGTAAAGACGATGCTGTAGTAGTAAAGCTAAATGATGGTTTAAAACAAGTATTTAATAGTTTTAGAACTCATTTACGTAAATACTACCCAGACCAATATGCTGCTGTTAAGGATAAATTAGATGAAATATCTAGCATATCCTCAAATTCTGGATTTACATCAGGAGGACAAGGAGAAAATTATTCTTCTCCTAAAGCATTTGGTGGTGAACCTCCAAAGAAAAATTATAGTGCTTACAGCGAGGCGGGTTGGAAAAAAGTTAATGAATTTAAATATAAATTAGCTAAAAAACCTATTAAAGAAGCCGAAGATGTAGAACAATTTCTTGATGATATGCAAATAAATGATCCTGCAAGAAGGAAATTTATTAAAAGCAGATTATTAGGGTTTGATGCTATAGAAGATAAATTAAATCAATTAGTTCCTATGATGCAAAAAGCAAAAAATAAGACAATTGATTATTACAGACAAAAACCCGATTCATATGCCGTAGTTTATGGCACTGATTTAGCACAAGAATACTTAGACGATTTAATAAACTTATTTAACGAACAATAATATGGCAAATATCCCCGCAAACGCAACAGGTATAGTAATATCAACAACAACAACCGGTAGTTATGCTGGTTTCACAGTAGTATCAGGCTCAAATGCTGTTATTACAGGTTTAAAAGATTACCAAGGAAACACTTTAGCAACAGTTGCCGCTCCTATGGTTATTCCAGCAGGATTTACAGTACCTATTTTGGTAACTAGTGCCTCTTTGTCAACAGGAGCTGTTTTATTTTATTATTAATATTTATAACAAAATGAAAACTTTACAACAAGAATATCAATTAATTAAAGAAGGTAAAGGTAATAAAGACCACTTCTTAAAAATAGCTCGTAATATGTTTCCTGAATATATCACTTCTGGAAACGATTACACCTCAGCTGTTCATATTTTAAAAAGTAAAAGTCTTTTAAGCGAAGCTGCTGGTGGGGTTGTTACTATGAATCCTGAAAAACCAGATTGGTTCAAAATTTTTAACACTAACATAAATGAAGTTATTGGTGTTAAAGATAAAGAAGAATATGGTGATCAAAATACATTTAAAGCCGAAAAAGAAGTTACAACTATTTTAGATAAAGCTAATTTCGATTACAAAGATCCTAAAAATATTGACAATTTATATGGTCAATCATTTTTGTTAGGTTACTTAACTGAAATGGGTGATCCTAAAAATGCTAAAAAAACAGTAGAAGAATTAAAAGCTATTGTTGCTAAAAACATGGCTAAAGATATTAATTACTATCATGTAAATGCTTCTTTTGGTGTTAAAGGAATTGGATACACTAAAGATGTAGTTGGAGGTGGTGAACCTAAAGCTCCTAAAGGCAAATACAAATCAAGTGGATACGGAGATTTAGATAAAAAGTAATATGAAACAGGTTTTAATTGAAACTATACCATTTAAAGTTGCTCCTATGCAACTTACCGAAGGTTTAAAGGCACCATCAGGTAATCCTTTAGTTGAAGGTATTTTAGCTACCGCCGAGGTAAAAAATGGTAATGGTAGATATTATCCTAAAGAATTGTGGGAACGTGAAATTGACAAATACAATCAAATTGTATCTGAAAATAGAGCCACAGGTGAATTAGATCACCCTGATTCAACAATTATATCATTAAAAAACGTATCACATATTATACGTGAGATTTGGTGGGATGGAGATATGGTAATGGGTAAATTAGAAATTTTACCTACTACCTCTGGAAACATCTTAAAAGCACTTATTGAAAATAATGTTCAAGTAGGTGTATCATCTCGTGGAATGGGTTCATTAAAACAAATGAGCGAAGGTACTTTAGAAGTACAAGACGATTTTGAACTATTATGTTGGGACTTTGTTTCAACACCTTCAAATCCAGGCTCATATATGCAATTAGTTAAAGAAGGTAAAGAAATACCTACTAATTCCTATGCTAAGGTTAATTCTATATTAACAGAAATATTATGTGCTAATGGCACATGCCCTATCTTTTAACCCCTCCTTGGATAGTCTCCTTGGACCGACCCTCCCCTAAAAAGGAGGGTTTCTTATTTTTGCATTTTTAAAAAATCCCCATATACGTATATTCGTAATATGCGGTTTTCTTATACTGCATTTAGATAAAATATTCTATTACGCTTCGACATTAGTCAACAATAAGCGTACTTCCAACAAAAATTATTTGAGGACAAAAAACAAAATGGTAAACAGAGACTTACTTAAAGAAGCCATTGCCGATGCCAAAGCAGTTAAGGAAACTGCCATCGTCAATGCAAAGGCCGCTCTTGAAGAAGCTTTTACTCCCTATTTGAAAGAAAAGTTAGCTGCAAAGTTAGCCGAAATGGATGAAATGGATGAAGCTAAAGAAGAGATGACCGAAATGAAAGAAAAGGAACTCGAAGAAAATTACGAAATGGATGAGGTAAAAGAAATGGACGAAGCTAAAGAAATGGACGAAATGGAAATGGATGAAGCTGCTGACATGGATGAAGCTAAAGAAATGGATGAAATGGACTTAGACGAACTTTTGAGAGAACTTGAATCTATGGATGAAGCCGAAATGGACGAAACTATGGAAGAAGGTAAAGCCGCTTACGAGTACGAAAAGGGAAAGAAAGCTGGTGAAAAAGAAGCAATGAATGAAGAAGAAGATTTATTAAACGATCCAAAAGGACCTACAGCACATGGTAATGTAGCCGAAGAGGAAGAAGTTGAAGCTTCTGAAGAAGAAGAAATCGACATCGAAAACATGGACGAATCAGATCTTAAATCATT